AATATCAGTCTCTTTTACTTTAACCTTTTTCGGTGCCTTCGCCATTATTTTCCTTTATCTTTAATTTCGCAATGTGACCGACACCTCCTTTGGGTGCCGCGCCACGTTTGTGTATACTCTGTAGTTACGCCTTAACTTTATCGTCGAACAACTTGATGGTATTCTGTGCCCCTGCTGGTTGAACAGGTTGTGGTGGTTGTCCACCAACGTTAGGCATGGTCTTTACTGGCGCAAAGATGTTGTTGTACTGCGAAATTAAACGAGCATCAATTACAATATCATTGCAAATAGTGATGTTGCTGCGATTATATTCCCAAATCGTAGCTTCGTCCTTGTCCGCTTGGAATTCCTTGAACATGATGGGGTAGAACTGAATACTGATCTGTCCTTCTTGCATCTGCGTATGGAGGATGAGTGGATTCTTAACCTTAAGAATCACCTTACCTTCTTCTACCAATTCGCCCAAAATCAGACGACCGAGTGTATCCATGTAAACGCGCAAATTCTGCATGTTTGTTTTAGCTTCCATTACTGTATCTCCTTTTGTTAATAGTTTATCATAGTAGATTTATTTATCAAGAGAGCAGGTCAAACAAATCTACTTTTTCTTCAAGTAGGGGGGTTTTCACACGCCACTCAATTGCATCTAATATTCGGTAAATAGGCTTTAATACGGTCTTTTCGAACATAGTTTGATAATCAGTCTTCAATATGTCTTTAAATTCTTCGGGGTATATATCTAAGAATGCAATGGTATCAATACCGTATTTATTCGGGTGAACATACAAGGTCTTAATTTTACTACCACTTTTTAGTTGTTCATGTTTATTCTCAAGGTCCAGCATTTTGATTATTCGATGATAGTAGATTGCGGATTTAACGTGCTGTGGTGTCCGACTCGCAACCTCAAATCCCCTACTTTTTCTTGCGTATTTCTCATAACCATTCATGGATTTTGATATTGCTATGTCACTGGCATTAAAGGTCTGATATTCCTCATATGCACTTTTTAGTAACTTTTCCGTTTGTTTTGGGTCACCCATCTTAATAATATTCTCTGTTATCTTTATCAAAAATGGCTTAATTTTCTTAGGTGTGGTGGAGCGAACAACTTCAACACCCTTATAAATAAACTCATCAACAGGGGTACCCTCATCGTCCCTAATATTCAAAATATAGTTCTTCTTCATGAGAAATGCACCAGTTGATGAAATGTTCTCACGTTTGAATACAAATTGTGAACTTTTAGAATTGAGTTTTGTTACTGCCCATTCGTTAATTTTTATATCGATTTCTTTGTTTATGTCATCTGCAATCGCATAAGCCTTTGGGTTGATTTTATCGTTAACCATCAACTCTTCATCGAGTTTCTTTAAAATCGGGTCAATTGTTACAACAACGGAATCCGTATCAGACATGATGATCGGATCGTATTCAAGCCCGTAGGTATCCTTAATGTATGTCTCGCAGACTTCTGCTGCTTTTTTGATACACGCTTGACCTGTGGATGTAATAGACGATGCTAATTGAATATCGTACATTGGGCTATGTCTCTCTGCGAAATAGCCGTAAATACGATTGAGTAGAATTTTTGTTGTATATTGCTTGAGGTCGAGCAACTTCGCAAGATCGGATAACTCTTTATGTTTGAGGTCATTCGTTGCAGTTTTATCCTTCTGACGACGAGTTTTGGCCAACTGGTCTTTTAATTTAACTCGGTCTGCATAAATCTCTTCTACAATATCAGAAAACATCCCCCTCTTCTTTTGGGTAAAGAGTACTTTAGAATCCGAAATTGCAATTTGTTCACTCTTAATGAAGTTTTTGAACTTTTCTGCGGTTAGTACATGATCGACACCTCGAACCGTGGTTAGACTCACGTCCCCTGTTTCCTTGTTCACGCCTGTGATTTTTCCCAATTTAGTTTCAGGTGACACGTTTAGGGTTACAATGGTGTTTGGGTACAATGAGTTGGCATCAAAGTACAAAAGGGACTTCTGGAACCCCCTCTGGACATGTTTAACAAACCCACCTTCGTATCTCTCTTGGGCAGAAGGGGTGAACGTGGAGATCACTCGACCCTTTTCGATTGCCTTCTGTGCTGCCAGACCTGTTACAACTGCTGTTGTACCTGTTGAGGTCGGCAACGGGCTTAATCCCCTGTATGCAATATCTTTACACGTTTGGAGGAATTGTAGTTTGTCTTCTAGGAATACCAAAAGTCTTACATCTTGTATATTGTAATCGACAAACTTGTGCCAATCGTTGTCAGCTAGGTCGGTTAGGGATACTGCGTTGATTCCTAGTTTGCCCATCCCTAGTTCATCATCGGAAACATTATTGAGAGAGTAACTAGCTTTTTGTTGTCTAGTAAACACCTTGTAAATGTACTGATAGTCCAAGTGGGTTATACCGCAAATGGTCCATATTTCATCATAACGCGCCAAGCGTCTCTCTACGTTTTCACGCATGTAGACACGATTAACGGGTGACAATCTATTTGCAGCCTTTGGGTCATCGTAAAGTCGGTTGATTCGATTGCAAATATAGGGGAGATCAAATCCGTCAGAATACCACCCTGAAACTACATCTGGAAAGTCTTTACGCCAAAAACGTAGAAACCCTCTAATCATTTGCAACTCGGTCTCATAACATCTGTATACGACCGTTTCATCTGTTGTAAAATATTCCTTCTGAAGCCCAAAGGTGTAGGTGCGTTCAGTGATATTGTCCCATACGCTAATCAGATTGATTGGGTCGTTTGCTTTCGTTGGATCAGGAAAACCATTCTTAGAATACGTTTCGATGTCCAAGAAATAAGTCTTCAGGGGGAACCGTGAGAAGTCCCTAGACTTGTTCATCCCTTGGAATTTATCAATAAGGTATTGTTGTTCAGGAGGGACATTGTAGAATGTCTTACTGGATGCCTTCTCGAAATCTCGACGCTTGAAAATGTTCTCAAATTCAATTTTGCGTAATTTGTTACCATAGATCGAGGTGGCATCTACCCCCGCTTTGTCTTCAACATATAGGTAGGGTTTAAATGGCTCGGTTTCAGTTACTCTCTGACCATCACCATTCCACGTGAACAGGGTTACTTCCCCGTTATAGGCATCGTAAACAATATTTCTGTACATGGGATTATATTACCACGATCATGGAATGATGTCAAATTCAAAAGGAAAGGAACACTCTGGATGTGCCACAGATTTGGCGATCACTACACATCCAGAGCGCAAAACGGTGGGTTTTTCCTTTTATTTCTCAATAAGATACTTGCGATCAGGGCTACCATACGGTGTCGTATAGAATTCAACATGTTTCAAAATGTTCTTATCATCATCCAACCAGAAGTCGTCGGCGTACTCACGATGTTTTACAACATCCTTCATATAAGTCGAAGTATCAGTCAGGGTGGATTTCACTTGATCGATCATTTCATCGCCTGTTGTGAACTTGTGCCATGACTCTTCGTAAGGGTTCAAATCCTGACCGATGAATGGAATGCCTAAATGACCAGCCTCGGTGTGCTTAATAAAGCTTTTGGCTCGATTGAAGTTGTTGTCGGCCAATGCGGCAACAGTCGCCTGCGCACCGACGTCGTGCATGCCGTTGGCAAAATACATCAAGGGACTCCAGTTCACGAATTCGACATCGCCATTATCAATGAACGGCTTAAGAAGCAGGGGGTGTCCACCCATGAAGACCCATTGAAAGTCTTTGCGACTTTTAATGATATTCTGCAAAATGTGACTATAGTCATCAACCTGATTGGTTGCGTTGCCTACGTCATAATGTGTACCCGATCCCGTAACAAGAATTCTTGGGCGTTTCTTATTTTTCTCATAGTTGCGTTCGATCTCATCTTTGTCGTAAAACCTGTCAAACCAGCAGCGGGGGGCATAGTTTGGAATGGTTGTGATCTTCTTATTGTTGGTTTTGCTTTTGTAGTAGTCCCGCATGAAATCACTCACGACAACCATTTCATCACACATATCAATCATGTCTGTAATACTTTGACGAACTTCGGGGTCAGTGAAAGCACCTCGGCAGCGGTTGTACATTGGAATATCCTCGTGCATAACAATGTCATCAACCTCATAACATACCTTAGCCTCGATATGTTTTCCAATGTGTTTCAGGTATTTGACAAATTCTTTCTGAATAGGGGTAGCCTGACGTTGGAGTTTAACTGCACAAATACCAGAAGTGTAGAATTTAGGATCAGCAATCATTGTTGTAAGGCTGCTGATAATCATCTTTTGGTTATAGTTCATCAACAACTCAGGTGCACCAAGTCTCCACCAACCACATCCACTGTAGTCGGCAACGTAGTTTACTGCGCGTGGGAGATCGGCACCCGGCATCGCAATAGGCGGAGGGGCGAC